GTAGTGATGTTGTACATATCCCCGACTGCCATACCCGATTTCGGTAACTCTCCGTATGAATTGACACTCCCTCTGTAATTAACTGCTTTTGCAATATCTGATTTTTTAGCGTAGACGGATAAATCAGCGGTTTTCGCATAAGCGGACAACTTATTTTCCACCGTTTCCGTCTTGATATAATCAGCCAGTTTTTTATTTACCGAATCAATGGAAATAGATTCAGATTTCAGTGCAAATATTTTCTTGCATTCTGCTAAAAAGGTTTTTAAGTTTTCCAGTGTGATTGCTTTGTTCATGATTTACTCTCCTTTAAAAATATCAATAATGTCTTTTTCTTTTGCATACTCGATTTCTTCCGTACTACACGTCAATAAAGTCCCTGTGAGTTGCACCTCTGCCTGCAATGTGCCTGTCAGTTGCACTTTAGGTATCAGCGTTCCCGTCAGCCGTTCCATTAGTACGTCACCTCTTGCTCTACAATAAACTTATGAGGACTTATCACGGTAGAAACGAACCCGTCAGCCTGTGTGAGTTCTACGTCATAATAATAAGTACCGTATTCTAAGTCTTTTGTATCATCAGGATTTAACGTGACAACTCCTTTTACTACCTTTTTCTGTGTGATGATTTCCTTATCATAGGCACTTTTCTTTACAGTAAAAATGACGGTATCACCCTCGCCAATCTTATAAGGTTCACCGTCAGCCTTTTTCACCGTCAGTGCAAAGATAGCACTGTCACCTCTTGTTAGGGATATATTATTATTAATACATGTCAGCATTATATCACCCCTTTTTTAATGTATTCACTTCTTCTTTCAGCTTATCCAGTTCTTCTTTCAGGTTTTCTAAGTTATTCATGACGTAGTCTACCCACCCGTCATTCTGCTTGTTAGATAACGCCGTGTTTTTGCCGTACGCTCCATTAGAGATGATGTTGTCATTTTCATCACGGATTTCAGCGTGTTGGAATGTCTGTTTTCTCATAATTAACCCTCTACATGTGTTGCAAGCCATTCTGCGACTAATTCTATGTAGACTTGCGGCACTAATTTCTTGTCCTTTTCGGTTTCGTCTAACGTGTATTTCCCTGCCATTACTAAACGCCCATATACGGGTATCATGTATTTTCTAACTATCATTTTTTATCCCCCTCTAATAACTCATAAATTCCTGCGATTGCATCGTATAATTCCACTTGCTCTGTCGGCATTTTTTCTTCTTCAATGACTTCCACCACGGGCGGCGGCTCCCTAATCTCCCCGTCAATCAAACGGATCGAAGAAATTTTATAAACCACATCTGATTCGACAACCGTAACGCCTTTTTCTTCTTGTACTCTCCCGTCAGCGGAAAATAAGCATTTACCTTTGTCGTTAAATCCGTACCACATGTTATTTCTCCACTATTTAACACCGATAACCATATAAAATACATCGGGCGCCGATTCATCTCCGTTAGATGTTCCAGAGGTTACACGTCTACCATTAACCCCAAGATAATAATCGGCACTATAATTGCTTTCTAAAAATGCTGTCCACACACACTCATCCTCTGCATATCCCTCTGGCAAGGGAATGGTAAACTTTCCAGTCCCCGTACCTTTTAAAATTGATACGGTTTTTACGTTATATCCATTTATTTTTACTACCTTACCGTCAATAACGCCGCCCTTTATAGTGACACCCGTGACGTTTCCGTTTTCGTCAACCGTAAAACTTCCGCTTTCATTTTGTATCTTCGAGCCGACTACATTAGCGCCTTTTATCGTTGTTCCCTCTATCGTTCCGCCTTTAAGATTGCCTACATTAGCCGTGATTGCGGATAGGCTGTCTACCGCCATTTTATCTGCGGTTATGGACTTTGCTGCGAGCATATTGCCGACGATGACGTTGTTATCGAATAGCGTATCGCCTGTCACGTGTACAAATTTACCGTCTATTGTAATTGCTTCAGGGCATATGTTAATCTGACTGATTAAGTTCGCTTTGTCGGCTTTGCCGTCAAGTTGTTTTGTCACTCTTAGATTGATTGTGTCGTCTAATTGTGTGATTCTGCTGTTTACGCCGTCTATCTTGTTGTTTACGTTTTGCGTAATAGCGTCATTTAGCTGTACAATGCGGGATTCTATATCGCCTTTGATTGTTTGTTCGTAGTATTTCTCTGCGCCGCTTGCTACTCGTTCATCGATGTTTCCTATCTCGTTTTCAAGCCGTGTTAGTCCTAACTTTTCTTTGTCTATCATTTCATCAGGAATAGTAGCCTTGACGGCAACCCTACTTGATTCTGATTGCTCGCCCTCGCTAAACATATCGTAGAAAGCGACTGTCACATCGTAGATTCCTGCCTCGCATGAGTAGAAATAGCTATTGTTTTGTACCTTTATCGACTTATTGTCTATATAGATAATTGCTCCGATACAATCTTCGGGTATAGCCTCAAATTTGATAGATACGCCGCCTACAACGGCTTTTACTACAGGCGGTTTAGGTTTTATCGGTACAGGCTTGTTATATTTCAATGTAGCCGGATAAGAATATTTACCCAAAACAGAACGTGCATATAAGAATAACTGTCCACTCCGATATTTCAGTGGCAATTTAACGCTTGTACTTTGTGTCCTCGCCAATAACTCATCAGATTTTATCTCATAGTAGTCTATGTCGCTATTAGTGACTTCTTCCCAACTTGCTACTGCTTCGCCGTTCTTAAAGACAACACTAAATTTATCAGGCGTGTTAGGTAGTTCGGTTTTCATTGTCGCTACAACTTTAATTTGCGGTGACCAATCAATCTCTGTCTTTTTGCCAAACTTATCTCTTGTACATACCACTATCTGATACGTATCGCCCAAAGTAACTTGCGGTATTGTGACTTGATTTACGCCGTCACCTGCATATTGCCATTCTCCGTTGAAACCCTGCTCGCTTACGGGTACATCTGCTTTTGCCACGATGTCTAAAACACGGTCATTGTTTGTTTTATAGTAGACTTCGCCTTTTAGGTAAGATGTCAAAAGCGGCGGTTTCCACTTGACTACAATGTCATATACAGAACGTCCGTCAGCAACGCCACGATATTTACAATATCCCGTAAGGTCAGTGACAACGGGTAAACCTTTGCCGTCAGGATAAATCGGATCCGTTATATATCCTTTAGATTTCGATAACCCCAACATGGCAATAATCTTCGCTCTGTAAGTGGTATGCGGTTTTACCATAACGGTTAAATTGGTCTGTGCTATGTTATTTGCCGCCATTTCCCACGTTACGCCGTTATCGTTGGTAAGATATACCATATACCTACCTTTAGGTATTCCTGCCCATTCAAGCCTTAATTTTGCTCTGTCTATACCGTTCTCGTCTGTGTACTGTGCAAGGTTAGTTGTTACCTCTCTTACATCTTCCGCCTCGCCTTGATAAGGGGAATAATTTATTTCAGGTATTTCGTAGTTTTCTTCAAACAGTGCCTCATCATATTCGATTGCCGTTATCAGGCGTGTTAAATCTTCCGCCCGATTAATAGACTTGATGATAAACGGTTTACTGCCAAGGTTCTTTATCGCAAGGTCAAATACATCTCCCTCTTTGATAGGCTCGTCAATAACGCCGTCTATTTTAAATTTAGTCCACCCGTCAGCCGACGAAAGAATAGTACACGGTTTCGTATACAAGTTGTCGCTTTCAGTCCGATATTGCACGATGTAAGATTCTTCTTTTTCCGTCAGTTCCACCGGTACGGTAATAACATCGCCGTCAATGCTATAAATACGGCCGCTTACTGCCCATTTAGGAATGTCATGAGATACCAATACAATATCGCCTACGGTACACGCTAAAGCATCGATACCGACTTCAAACGTGACCATTGTTCTTTGCCGCTTGTTACATTCGAGTTGGTATTTACCCTCACGGAAAGCCTGTTTGTAGCTTGTAATGCCATTCATTGTTAAGTGTGCGACTTTTTCATACTCATCTGTATCGTAGGTATCGCCATAGATAGTGAGTGTATCTCTTTCATAACCTGCATCGGCATTTGTAAAGGTAACCTCAATAGCGTTTGCTCTATCGTCAAGTTTCAAAAAATTCTGAACAAAACTACCGCTTTTGATGTTACCCATGCCGAACATCTGTACAGGCTGTGTTGCGTGTGAGTATACCGCTCCAAACTTAGTGCCAAACTGTACCACCATACCACGCCCTACAGGTGCTATCTCTTTATTGACTACGTCAAGCAACTCACCAAGTGTATTAATCTCAACGTTGATTTCAAGGTTCTTTTGTTCACACCATACCGCCCATTCAAGAAAGTCCTCGTATCTCATGAGTTCTTTCTTCGCTCCCCGTACTTCAAACTCATACTTGTCGGTATTGATGTTTCTGATACGTCTTGCTTGATGTATCATGTCATAACATGCCCAAGCGGGATTATTAGCCGGTTTTTCAACGTATTCCCCTGCTATCGAGTTATACACCCATACGTTCTTACGCTCTTTCATAAAGGTAAGTTGCGGCGACCCGCTTATCTGATTCGTTGCCATTGCCTTTAAGCCGATAAGAGCAATGCAAGGATAGCTAAAATCGTCATATACGATAGACGTCAATTCTGTCCAATAACAACGGGTACTTGCTCTGCGTTCTTCCACCTTTGCGCTTCTACTTGATACCTTAGCTCTTACTTCATATGCCCCTGCTCCGATGTTATGTACAGTAAATTCTTTCTTTACAGGCGATGTACTGCTTTCTTCTATTCGTTCATTAGTCAGTGTCTGCCAATAGTCACTGCCCTTTTTCCTGTACTGTACTTCAATCGTTACGCTTGCACTTTTCACATCGCCTCTATCGTTTATATAGAAAAGTCCAGACGGGAAATTGATTTTTACCGATAACCCCTCTGTTGCGTTGCCCTGCACGGTTTCAGTCCGCCATGTATCCTCAACGAGTTCATAACTTAACGGTTTTGTGAAATATGTATCGTTAAAATTAGATATAACCTCTTGCTCGTTTGTGCCGTTTCTAATCTCACATGTAACGCCGTCATAATAGCTTATTGGATTATCATTCAAACGTACATCAGTTATTTCAAGCTCGCCCTCGCCTGCCGATACAAGCCAATTCAGATATTCTTTATCGTCTTTGACGTTTATATATTTGCCTATGGTCTGTCCGCCCGACTTCACTTTCCCGTATGTTAGTGCGATAGCGTTGTTTTGACCTTCCATTGTCGTTACGCCACTCCATGAGTAGGTAGGATTACTTTCCCCATACGAACCGATGTCCACGCCTTTACCCATGAAACGCCCGATAAGGGTATTCCCTAAGAACATAACGGCGGCGGCGGCTAAATAACCCATGACGGCGGCACTGCCTGTTGCGGCGGCTAAACCGCCCCAACCCACACCTGCCGCCAAGCCGCCTACGCCCATTGATACAATCGAAAGTCCGATAGCGGCAACTAATCCTAAAATGGACTTTCCTTTACCGCCTTTTTCGATGACCGGATAAATAACAACAAAGTCTTTGTCTTTGATGATAGTATCTTCTTTGACTGTGTAGCCGTTGACGGTAGTTTCCATTTCAACGCCTTTTATAGCGTGCTGTTCCATAAGGTCTTTTACGGTACATTCTTTGTACTTTAGCCTTTTAACAACACGCCCGTCTTGCGGATTGAAAGGATTCTTAACTACAACAAGTTTTATCATAAGCTCTCACCTACATACCGATAGAACCCGACTATAACCCTTTTCCAAGCAATACTGTCTATTCTGTCAATACATACACCGATGTTTTCTCTGATATGGATAAACTTACCATTCCCAATGTAGGCTCCCGTATGATTGACTACGCCGTCAGGACTGCCAAATCGTATAGCAATTAAAGACGGTACAACAAGGTCTGATTTAGGGATTTCAAGCCACGGGTACCCCTGCGTGTTTTCTCTTACCAAACAGTTTATTCTCTTCATGTCGGTATATTCCGCCGTATATTCAGGAATGATAATTCCGTTACGCTTAAATACTTCCATGACTAAACCGTAGCAATCAAGTCCCGTCTTAACGTCACGCCCCCTGTTCTTAAAAGGCGTTCCTATAAGGTCTGTATAATCAATCATCTATATATGCCCCTTTCTGATTTATGCCAGGAAAGCCGCCAAACCGTCTACTGTTCCCGTGTCTTTTACAGTCCGCCAGTGTATGATTACATGTCGGTAAATCTCCATAGTACCCACACCGACACCCTTTATAGCCGAAACGGCAATTATTTTTCATGTAGCGGTCTGTCGGTCTGCGGGAATGTACAGAATAGCCGTTACCAAGAGTAAATCTGATGTAGTCCTCTTTGATTTCCGTGTTTTTTACCATGTAATGTTCTTCAAGGTCTGCCTCGCCGTCAAGGTTCATCGTATTGATAACACGGATAATTACAGGCGTTTCTACTGCTCCCTTTTCTTTGACAACGTAGTATTCCATACCCAACGCCACGTTATCTACGTCAAGTGATACAGACGGATCCGTTCCTGTCATGTCCTCGCCCACTGTTCCGAGTTTTACGGGAAATGCTTGATATAACTGTCCTTTCCACGTCACATTTTCATTGTTCATAACGATATGCACGGGGGTTTCAAGCATGATGTCAAAAATAATCAACATGCAACATTCAGTGGCAAGTTTATTCTTTTCTTGTTTTGATATTGCCGTTAAGGATAACATTCTAAATCTCCTGCAACTTCATACTTACTGCCCACCTGTTAATAAATCTCATTTGTGGATCTGCCACTTCCATACACCTAACCTCTTTTACCTCGCCGGTAACGGGATTAGTCCATAAGAAAGTCAATGCCTTAAAATGTATCTTATTTTTAACAAAGTCCAGTAATACGTTTACATGCTCTGTTTCAAGGCTGTTCCATTGGATATTGTATGTACTTCTGCTCCGTGTAAACTTACGGCGGCTCTGTACTGTGCCATCCTCAAACCTGCTTGATATAGAGTTATCCTCTAACGTGATAGTCAAGGGATAATCAGGCTTAGGTATACTTTTAGGAAATTCTAACATTTGTTTTCTCCTTATCCTAAATTAGTAGCGCTTTTCATAATTGACCTCATGCCCATTTTGTTCTCTGCAATGCCTTTAAGGACAACCGACAAGATATAAGATTCTCCGTCAAACTTAATGCCCTCTTGTTCTGCTTTTACAGGCGTTCCGCTTTCATTCCGTATCTCCATTTTAAGATTAACGGGGGTATTGCCGTTGTTCATCAGCTTTTTGGTATCAGAGTGGTTAAACACACGGCCGCTATTGCCAAAGTGGACTAATTCCGCCCCCTCTTCGCCCACCAAGTGCCAACCTTTACCGACTTGACCGCCGTTAGCATTGCCCGGGATTCTGCCCCCGATAACATTAACCGCCGGAAACATATACGGGTTTTTGATTGTTCCCGAACCGCCGATTGGCGAAATACCGCCGCCGCCCATTCCAAAGATACTTAGTATCGCTTTTGTGACAAGTCCTCTCATGATGATTTTTGCCATGTTGGATAGGATACTTTGTGTGATGTCATCAAAGAACGCTTTCATACGGTCTTTAACTGAACCTGTAGAAGCTAACATCTTCGCCCCCGACTGCTCTACGGTATCAAAGACGTTCATGATTGATTCAGCATAGTTTATCTGCCGTCTTGCCATTTGGTCTAATACCGTGTCCATTGCACCTGTCCACATGGTAGCCTTTTGCTCATGAATTTGCTTGTTAGTTGCCGCCAGTTTGCCCTCAAGTTCAGAACGCTTTTTAGCCGTTAAGGTTTCTTCTTCAAGTGTCTTTTCAAGGAAAGCCTTATAATCTTCAAGCCGTTGTGTCAATATATCCCGTTGTTCTTCGATAGTGCCAAGTCCTAAGTCACGGATTCTTTGTGCATTAGTGATTTCAAGGTTATACTGTTCGTTTGCCTCATCAAGTGCCGCTCTGTGTGCCACTTCTTTTTGTGCATTAAGATAAGCATCCGTAGCGGCCTTAATTCTTGACGTATCAACACCGAGCGACTGTGCTTTTGCGATTTCAGCTTGATAGCTTGCAACCTTTTCTGTTGCCTTTGCCATGACTTTATCGTATGCACTTAAATCGTCATTAGCGAGTGCGGTTTCTTTGTTAAGGTCAGCAATAATGCCCTGTATCTTTGCATAGCTTTCTGCAACCTTTGTAGCGTATTTATTCTGTTTCATGCCTGCACTATCAAGGCTCTTTTCAATGGTCTGTCCTGCTGTGTAGCTTGCCATTGAGATATAGCCGTCAATCTCGCCAAAGATAGACGTATCATTAGCGTTGTATTCTCTAACGCCGTGATTGGTACTGCTTACTGCCTGCCCTTTATCGTTCATAATGCCGATATGAGATTGCCCGTCATTGTTAGTGCCGTTCCATACAACAAGGTCGCCGGCTTTCGGTACATAACCGCTATTTGCCTTAAAGTAGGATTCCCCGGCTTGATTAATAAGGTCGGGTACCCAATTACTCTTTAAGCCGCTAATGCCTGTCTGTTCGAGCATTGCCGATACAAATTCAGCACAAGCATTTTTGCCCCAATCTTCACCGAGCCGTTGTCCTGCCTGTGCGGATAATTCCGCCCCGATAGGTATATCAACCTTATAAACATGTTCCTCTGCACTGCGTTTTGCCTTTGCCGCCGCTTCTTCCGTTTGCTGTTGGAATTGCTTTAACTGCAACTCGCTTGAACGGTTAGCCTCTATCATCTTTTGGACATCTTGTCCTGCCCGTCTGCGTGCTTTTTCTTCATCACTAAGTCCAACACTACCCGAGTTGCCAAAATCGTTCTCGCCCGATTTGATATAGATAGGCTCTTCTCCCTCTTCGAGTACATGTCCGTCACGACCGATAGGCTCGCCCATAGCGTTTTTCAGTACATATTTCCCGTCTTTCAGTTCTCCGTAGCTTTTGTTTGCTCCATAAGCTGTGGCTGCCGCTATGGTGGTCACTACACCGCCTGCTATCGCTCCCGCAACCCCTATGCCCGTTATTGCCCCTTTCAGTGCAATAAAAGCAGGTATAGCGGATTCTTTGATAAACCTAATTGCACCCTCTAAACCCCAAGAGAACATGGATAGTTTCATTGCTCCGTCTGAAATGCTATCAGCGAGTTCATCATTTACGCCTGTTAGTCCTTTAGTAGCTTCCGTTAAAATACTTACCCCAAGAGAAGCACTTGATAACACCCCAAGTCCGCCGTTCAGCCTGCCAAGAAAACCGCCTGTTGCCGTGCCAAGTCCCAACATCTTTTCTCTTGCCTGCAATGCGGCGTTGCCGTTCTGTATGATTGCATCGGTATTTTGTTTCGTTGCTTCCGTCACCAGTTGCAAGTGCCGTGTCATTGTTTCCTCTACTTCTTTTGTGACAAGTCCACGGCGTTTCATTTCAACGATAAGTTGTTCCTCACGGTTTATCAGCTGTTGTAACGCTCTATATGCTTTTTCTCCGCCTACGGTATATGCGTTGTGTAGTGCCGATAGTTTGAGTGCCTGCTCTCCGCTTAATTGGATTGCTTTTTCTTGCTCTGTATTGATTTGTTTGATAGCAACTTGATATTGTTCAGCACTTTTCAGCACCTGCCCAAAAAGGGAATTTGCCTCTGCCTGTCCACCCCTTTTAAGAGTGTTCATGTATGCTTCGGTAAATTTATAGACGTCTTGCTGTGCAAGTCCCAATTTCTTTAGTTCTTCCGTGAGTGCCTTTACCTGTTCTTTTTGCCATTGGATCGTATCGTCACTCTTAAGGAAACGGTCAACTCTCATTTCAGCCGTTGTTGCGTTTATCTCTTTTGCAAACTTACTGATTCCCTTTAATTCACGCTGCAATGCGGATGCCGTTTGTTGTGCGGTCTGTTTTGTTTTCTGTGCCGCCTCTGCAAATTTATCTGCGGTTCTGATAACCTGTTCAGCCGCTTCTTCTCCGCCCGTTTGTAGTGTCTTATATACTCTGCTTTGCCATTGTGCCGCTTCCTCTGCCGACATGCCCATACGTTTCCACTTATCAGCAAGGTTAGTTACACTGTTTCCCGATGATTTTATGTAGTTGTCTAATTGGTTATAAGCTGTTACGCTCTGCTCTATTTCAGATAATGTATCTATAAAGGCTTTCTGTTTGAGTTCAAGCCTTTCGTATTCCTGTGCGACACCGCTTAAACGGTCACGCCAACCCTGCAAAACACTTCCTATCGCCGTTGTAGATTGGTAGTTTCTATCAGAGAACACCATAAGCAGGTCACCAAAGAATTTAGAACCCTTATAAAGTGTTAATGCTCCGATTGCAAGCTTGATGTTATCAAAGAAATGCCCCATAGTCCCCATAACAGGACTTGCCGCCGATGTCAGATAGGGTAATCCCGTTTCTCCAACGTCTTTAAGGTCTTTTGCTATTGAAAGTGTTCTATTCGAGATGTTTTCTATAGACTTTTCAAATTCAGGATTGATTTTTGCCTCTTTGGTTTTCTCGTCAATGGTAACAAGGCTATTAGCAATACCCCGTAGTGTTCCCCCATAGGCATCGTAGAGTGGTTTTGCCCCCTCTGCAATGCCCCTTTGGACACCCTCTTCGATTTGTGCCAATGCCCCTCTTACCGTGTCTTGTGTGTATTTAGTAGCAAGTTCAAAACCTTTCAAGCGGTTCATTAAGAACTTAAATAACCCCTCGCTTGATTGTTTCGCCGCCTTAATATCGGCATCGGTCAGTCCTAAAGACGTTGCCAACGTAGAGTTAGCCGGTCTAATGCCGCCCTGCACTAAATCTCTTAATTCTTGTATTATCTGATTTGACGGTAACCCCAAAGACGATACGGCGTTGACACCGACTGTCGTTAAGGTCTTAATCTCGTCAAGTTTCATGCCTGCGGATAAGCCGGGACCGAGTATTGCACGATAAGCATTGATAAGTTCCTCTGCCGTTGCCGCCGTTTTTAGAGATTCAGATTGCAAGTCTTTAATGATACCTTTTGATACAGACATCGCCTCGTTCCATTCAAGCGTTTTCCCGTTCAAGGTCATCATTGACGTTAAGATACCCGACATACCGATTTCGTTTGTTTCGATGTTCTTAGCGTATCTATAGGCGCCGCCGACTGCGGTATCAAAGAGATTACCTATTCCCTTTAACCCTTGATAAATGACTGCGTATCTTGCTACAGAGTACCCAAGCCGACTTACCATTTTATCTAAATTTCGTACGCTTTCAGCGGATTTGCTTACTTGATTTGTTAAATCCCCCATGCTCCTTGATAGTCCGCTACTTGCCCGTACAGAGTTCGTAAACCCTTGATAAGAACGGTTTAAGTTATGTAGTCCTGCTGTTGCACCGTCTTTCAGGTTTATCTCAATTCGTGTCTTTGCTACGTTCATTGTTACTCTCCTCAATCAGTAGGTTCTCTATCAATAAAAGCCGTTTCATCATGCTTTTGGTAATTTCAATTTTTTCCAGTTCTGCTATAGTTTTCAGATTTACCCAATCAATACCGCTAACGTAAATTCCCGCCATGCCCGATATGTACCTAAGACAATTTGAAGCCTTTAGGTACATGGACATAGCGGAAACGTTGTTAGGTCTTAAATCAGGTATTCTGTCAGGGCAACTTTCACAAGCGGGTCTAATTCCCCTCATTTTCGCCGCTTTTTTACAGTTCTCACAAAATCTGGCACCGCCCTTTATTTTCCAGTTCCAGATTGCCCTAAGTTTTTTAAGTCATCTATCTCGCTTTCTTGTGTGAGTTGGATTGTAATATCCGCCAGTGCCATGAGTGTTCCCGGAGTAATATCACATTCTTCTAACTTAAACTCATAGACGTTTTCCAGTATCCACACCATTCCAAGCCAACTCTGTTTTTTGGACTTAGTAAGCTTATCGCTACTGATAAAGTCCAAAAACTTGTCGTACTCAACGAGTGTCATTGCCCGTGGAGTGATTTTAGTTACTTTCTCTTTCATGTTTCCCCCTATGCCTTAAATGCATCGTATTTAGCTACGTCATTAATCAGAGTGAATTGAATACAAGTGCCGATAGCCGATTTTTCATAGAAAGCGTTGTAGTTAAGGTCTACGGTCAATCCTTTAGCACCTGTGATTTCAGGCGTTTTTCTTTCGAGTAATATTTCAGGAATATCAATAACGAGCGATTGTTTACCTTTGGTCATTGTCAGTTGCAAAGATACGGCTTCGTTGTTAATGGCTTTTTCCAACAGTGACTTATCATCAAAGAACGTAGTCATACTGCCCGACGGTTTAATTAAACCCTCATTGATGCGTGTTCTAAACCCGTTGGATCCGATTGCATACCCGTCTGTATCAAGTCCAAAGTCAATATCAAGTGAGATTTCGGTAGCAATAGCCACTTCTTTTCCGTCAAGTTTCATTGCCGTCTGAAAGTTATTCAAGCGGTTCAATCTAACTGCCTCTACACCCTTTGCTTTTGTTGCACTATTGATTTCTTCGGTACAACCTACAACGTCAGCGGAAGCGGTCAATTCTCCGTCACCGCCAAAGGAAAAAGATAATTTAGATACCTTACACCCCGTGACAAGGGATAAAAGGTCTGATTTATATTCCTTTTCTACCGTGAAAGACGGCTGCTCTTTGCTTGCTTTAAAAACATGTTGGTATATACCGTCTTGTCCTACCGCCGTTGTAGTAGGCGCTCCAAAGGTAGCCGCCAGTAAATACCCGAACGCCACGGTATCTAATGGCAATTCCAACGTTCCCTGTACATCAATGTTGCCTTTAATAGGTTCTTTAGCATCTCGTATGCCCGATATTGTTTCAGCATCGGTCATGTTTTGACTTGAAGAAATAGCGTTTGTGTTAAACGGTAAGTCATAAGCTTTTGCCGTTGTGCTTAATTTGTTAAATTCCGTTTCAGGAATGATACGGGTTTTTGTGTATACACCCATTGCCTGTTTTATCATGTTGCTTCTCCTTAAATAAAAAAGCACCCTTGCGAGTGCTATAGTTCTTCTTGATATGTTGTACCAAGTGTTTGGTATATCCTAAACGCTATATCCATTCTACCTACCCAATGAGTACCGGCCGGATTTAGCGGATATAAACCCGATGTATCAATTCTTGATATAGGCCTGTTTCGTTCTTCCGGATTGTTAAATTCCTGTTCAATCAAAGTCATTAGCTTTGCCCCGACATCGTATATATCAGGGATAATAACCCCCTGCTCCTCTACATACTCTAACTTATCAGAGCCTACACCAAGAAATACGGTCACCTTGTATTCGCAAAACTCAATATTCTGTCCCTCTTTCTTCTTAAAGTCAGTTAAGACAATATAGGGACAATCTTTCACTTCGGGAATATCTTTCCTAAGAAAGTCACCTGCATACACTTTCAACTCTTTTGTGAATTGTGTACGGCAAAAGTCATTTATATTCTTGTTAGTTTTAAGATAAACACCAAGATTTAACAGTGTTTCAGATATATCTAAGTTTTGTAGTGCCATTTAATACACCTTGTACTTTCTTCGTGATTTCTTACCATAGGAAACGTTTTCTTGCATATAGCCTTTTAGCTTTTCCTCAATGTATGGTACAAATTCCGGATAAAGAAGATTAGCCATTGGTTCAAATACCGGCCTTGCCGGGGTTTCAAGCTCCGTTGTATCACGTTTCAACGGCCTGCCTGCCTTTGCCCACTTTGCCCGTACTGCTCCGGTAACGGCTGTTGTATAACCGCTTTCCTGTTTATCGCCGTAGCTTGCGGCGGTTACACTTCCCCAACCGATACGGACTACCCCGTTCTCATATTGGTAAACAACGGCGTTTCTCATCTTTCCGTACCATGACCGAGCCGCATTTCCGCCTTGCACTGCCTGTCTTACCGACCAAGGTATTCTTTCAGCAAAAGATTCTCCGCCAGGCGCGCCGCTAATCATACCCTCTTTTACCCTCTTTTGGATAAAATAACCGATTGATTTCGATACATGTCTTAAATAGACTTTGTTATGCTTTAGCGTGCGTGCAAGAAACGGTTCAATCTCGTCTGTTACGGAAATTTCAATCATCGCCCAAACGCCCTTTCTCCCTTTGTTGCAAAGAGAACCCAATGAGAACCCGCTACATCATGCTCTATGATTTGTACTACTGCATATTCATCTTCTTTATACTTGATAATATCGCCCTCTTGCGGCGTTTCTATATCATCATCACATATAGAAAATGTAGCTAAGTCTGCAAGATTAGCGTTTTCTACCGTTGTTGCCGCATCGTTCCAGTCAGTACGGCTTGCGGATGCACCGATATAAACTAAGGCGATAAGCGGCGTTCCGTTGTATTCAACTTCTTCCCCTAACCGTTTAGTGGAAAAGTACGCCTGCTTGCTTATTCTTCTCTGTGCATCCAACATTCCCATACCGATTACCCCTTATGCGTTCAACTTTACATGTACAATTTCAGCATCTGCGGCTGCATCTGCCCATACGATACCTGCTTTCGGTTCAGTTCCTTTTGTTGCGGTTACACCGTCAGCACTAAGATAAACAACTGCCCCTGCTTTCAAGGCTTCGCCTTTTTTCTTTGCAAGTCTAAATACGCCCTCTACATCGCAAGAAACAATTTCATCTTTCTTTGCACTCTTGCGTGTAATACCTACTAAGTCACCAATTTTTACGATTTCATGATAGCCAACTTCTTTAGTTGCTACATAGTCAATCATTGCTCCGTTTTCTACATACGAGTTAATCATGTTTTCTCTCCCCCTTTAAATTATTTACCTGCGTTTTTAACAAAAGCACGATGATTCAGCACTGTAAACCCAAAGTCCTGCCAGAACTGATAATCAATTCCCAAGTGATTTGTGGAAAGAACTTTGCGGCTCTGCGGTCTGTCAATTCCGTTAAGTGTTGTATATTCGATACCTTCCATTTCAGACGGATCTGCGATTGCATAATATTCTTTGCCCTCAATGTAAGGGGATACAAACAACTGCATAACGTTCTGCATTACGTTTACAACACCGGGGTTTGCCTGTCCGGGTTGTGCGGTGGAATGAAGAAGTGTGGCGTGTTCCAGTCTGTTATCAAGTCCTGCCAACAGGAATTTCGGGAATACACCTACATATCCCCTTTCTTCACTGTCCATTTGTTTTGCCATTAAGGTATACATTTCATCATAAGCCTTAATACTAATATCCTTATTGGTTGTAACAACGTTCTTATTAGCGGCACTGAACAGTGTTTTACTCTTTGTGAGAATTTCAAAGAACATACGGTCATGCAAACGTTCAAAGCCTGCGGCCTGTTTCTGAATTACCCGTGCTACTGTGCCGATGTCATCGTTAATAAAGATTTCACGGGTAAAGGAAATACCTTTGCCATAAGTCTGAATACCCGTAGCAACGGCGGTATCACTCATATCTTGATACTTAAATTCTCCCGATTCAGCAGGCATTAATACAGGTTCACCGTCAAGTCCGATGATGTATTTGTTTACCGGTTTAAAGTCAGGATTAGAACCCTTAGATACAAAGTTTCTAAACAGTGATTTCTGTTCTGTATAGCCTTTTAACAGTACTTTATTTGCAAAGCCGTCAATAACCGAGAAGAACTGTTCAGAACCCATAGCACGCTCACCAAGCATGCTTTCTACTGCTTCTACCTTACCTTTACGGCGGATTTCCTTTTCACTCATTCCTGCATTGAACATACATTCTTTCATGATTTCGTGTGCCGCCAGTCCTCTATACTGTTCAGCTCCGTCAACGGCTTCGGTTTCGTTAATCACGCCGTATCTTAAAAGCATGCTGTCTACTGCTTTCTTTTCAAACTTTTCTTTGTCATCTTCGCCGATATGAATGTCAGTTGCGACTTGTTTCTTAGCCATTTCATCTAAGATGTCTTTTCTAACATCATTTACGGTAATTTTGTCGTTTTCGATATATCCACGTTCTTTTTCGTCAGATACATCAAACTTTTTGCACAACTCGTGAATATCGAGCGTGCGTTCTCTTTCCGCTTTTACTGCTTCCGCTGTTGCTTTTTCTACATCAATAATGTTTTCTTTGTCCATTTCTTTATCCCCCTCAATGGTTAAATCTCTACCAACCCCACAATCAGGGTCAGCAGGGCAACTTACGATAGATACTTCGTACGGTTGCCACTTGTCGGTTATGTACATATTTTTTTCATAAGACCGACCGTTATATTCTTTACCCTTTGGTAATAGAACCGTGTTAATTCGCCTGTAGCCTACTGATACGCCTTTCAGGCTTCCACTCAAAATTTTCTTGTAATACTTTTCTGATTCTTCATCAGCATCGATAGCGACTGTCGCTTTTACTTTGCCGTCAACAAAATCAATAGACTGTACGTTTCCGATAACAACATCTCTGTTGTGATTGAAAAGACACGGCATTACGCCGTTTTGAAAGCGTTGTAAATCAACGTTCTCCTCTTTACACAAACAGATTTCAGGCGTTTCCCAATTATCACACGGTGCTTCCGTCATAAATGTAAACGTGACGGTTCTTTCTTTTTCGTTTACGCCCTCAAAACTAAGATCTCTCATCGCCGTCTGTTTGATTTTCATTGTCTGCCCCCTTTCTGATTGAAAAACATAAATCTACCCCTTTTTTCTTAGCGTATTCCTGTACCTCTGCCATGCTGTCTATCCTCTCACGCCAATCTACCCCCTGCTCTGCACAATACTGTTGGAATGATTTCCCACCATTAGCAAGATTAATAGTGTTTGCCTCTGCTTCTTTCTTTGGATCTATCCAACCGATTGACTTTGAAAGCCATTCAGCTTGATAAAACTCTTCATTACCGAGTTCAAACGTTGTATCGTCTAATCTTCCTGTCAGGTAGCACATTTCAATAAACCTTTTAAGTAAAGGTCTTAAAACATATTCAATCAGTGTCATTCTTGCCGTCTCATAAGTGACGTTATCATTCAGCAAGTTCTGTCTTGCCGATGAATAGTTGACACGCTCTACATTCCTTGCCGTAGATTCAAGGGATAAGCCAAGGTCAGCGGCTATCTTTCTTTGTTGGATAGAGTTACATTCTCCGACTTCCGCCGCTTGCCCTGCGGGTACAATCGTCTTTAGACGTTCGCCCTCATTCAGGTACTTCACCATACCGCCCTCAATACGTTCTACCCTGCTTCCGTCTTGTCTGTTAGCCACCCTGCCAGGTACGCCCATTGTTCCGCCCTCTTTTTCAATGAAAGCGGATAAACTCCCTGCGACTTTCTGTTGGAAAGCGACTGCGTTGTTATAATCTTCAAGGTCTTTAGTCGGTACAATTCCTCTTGCAAGCATCGTCAATTCTCTGTATTGACACACTGCCGTCTTATCCCACAAAAAGATAGCGTTTTCAGCAGGTATTTTGATAGGTGCTTCACTCATAAGTCCGTCAGGGTCTTGTCTTTTAAGCCAATAGGCTACTGCCCTACCGTCTTTTGTTAGTTCAACACCTTGCTCTAAAATGGTATTTCCTGTCGGTTTAAAGTAGTCTGTATCTTCAAACTCCTCTACATCGTGTAGTTGTACGGTTAATGGTATCTTCCTGCCCTTGTCTAACGGGAATGTCAGCAATATACCGCCGTCTACGTAGTACCTTATTAATATTAATTTAAGCATGTCAGTCAGACTTTGCTTTTGTACCCAGTCACAATTTTCGTGATGACACCATTCTTTCCATAGCGTTTCAATACGTTGGTTATATTCTTCGTCACCACTTCTTACTTGCAAGTTAAACCCTGTACCGATGACGTTATTCTTTAGCGCCGCCAGTATTGCCCCTGTAGTGGTACTATTGCGTTCAATGTCCCTCGCTCTGTACCTTAACCTGTTTCTCTGCCCTCTTATGCTTGCTCTTTGTACATCAAAAAAGGCTATAGGGGAATCTTTCCTTGTTTCTACTGCCGCCTCAAATCCGATTGACCGCTGTTCTTCCGTATCTTTTGGAAAGAAAAGGTTAGATAATCGCTTTAAAAAAGGCTCTTTCATTGGTTCACCCCCTTTCACATTCCGTTAAATTTAAGAAATACTGTATCTGTCCTGCCCCCTGTTTCACATTCATATTGTGTGATTTCAGCCTTGACTGCATTAAGTCTTGCCATAACCTCTTTAAGGTTTGCCTGTTTTACCCTGCCGTCACGAGTTTGAAATTCCTGTCCTGCCTCTAAAATGTTTTGGTAGGCTTGTTCCAGTTGTTCTTTTTCTTTTCTTAAATCTTCCAGTCTGCCCATATGTCCCCCTTATACTTCATAGACTTCGCCTGTATTGGTATCTACGGCGTTTGCCTCGCCTGTTGTCATGGATAGGCTCTTAATGTTCATGATGTCCGCTGCTACATATGCATAGACTTCACAATCAAGGTAGTGGTTAGGTCTTGCCGATGAAATCTCTTTCCATACTTCTTTACCGTCTACAATGACCTTTTGCTCTGCCGTTATCATGTCTGCATACTCACTGTCGGTATCTGCATCGACTGTCCAACTGCCCTTTTCGTCAAGGTTTTTACTTAACCGATAGGCTATCAGGTCTTTGTATTTGTTTGTGTCTACTTCATAAAGAACGTTCCCCTGCCCTCTTGCGTTTCTATATTCAGACGGGGTTAATTGCTTTCGTCTGTAATATCCTGCTATTGGTTTACTCAACCCTTTTACCGGTATTGATACCGGAAAATTCGTGTAACAGAAATCATAGACTTCTTCCGAGTTATAGCCACTGTCCACTGCATATAAGACAACTTGCATGGTTTCATCGCTATCTTCTATCTGCCAGTTCCTGTCCATGATGTTTTTTACATCATCAAAGGTAACGGCGGATCCGTTCGCTATCTTTTGTGACTTCATGTCTTTTTGCCATGCTCTGATTACCCAATAAAAATACCCTTGCTGGCAATCGACACCGCCAGTCAAGAGTATTGTTCCTTTCGGTACTATCCCCGACTTTATATTTGTTTTCCTTTCAAGCACTGCCCTTGATTTAATCATTGACACTTTAGACTTCCACGGCTCGCCAAGCCACGAGTTTACAAAGTTCATCAGTTTCGGTGGTTCGTCTTTTGATGTCAAAAATTCTTTTGCCACTTCATAAAACCTTACCCACGGGGAATAAATCGTGTTTAATCTAAACCCAACGCTTTTCGGTTTATAGTTCAACTGTTCATCAGGTATCCATTTCCCTTTTCGTAGCATTTTCAGCTTATCGCCGTCTTTTATATGATGTCCGCATTGTTCGCATTTGTAATATGTTTCTCTTGCTAATCGTTCATCATTAAGAACATCAGGGAATTTAAGGTTTTTAAACTTAAACTCTTGATAATGTCCACATTCAGGACACGGTACATGGTATTTGTAGTGTATTTCGCTATCCATGTACGATTTATATACATACCCATATTCGGTAGTAGGGGTACTCATAACGAGTATTTTACGCCACGCCCAGTTTTTGGTACGTTCTTTAACGAGTGATACAGGACTTGCTTCTCGCCCTGCCCACTGTGGGTATTTATCCACTTCATCCATGATTACACGGGGTATTGCCCACGAAGCTAATTTACCAGGACTATTTGACCCCGTCAATCTTATAAACCCACCTGGAAATCTCACTGCCAACGCCTTACTTCTATCTGCCCCTGCCAGTTTCTTTTTAATTGACGGCGTTTGCTTTAATGACTTTTGTAAACGGTCTACGGAAAAGTCTTTTGCTAATTCCTCATCTGGCATTACATATAACAATCTGCACGGATTATAGTCAACGGTATAGCCACATATGTTGATACCCGCCTCTGTTGCCCCTACCTGTGACGGCTTTAAGAACGTTGTTATCTGTGTTGTGTTATCAGTAAACGTATCCATTATCGCTCTAAGGTAAGGGGAATTTTCAGTATTCCATTTCCCCGATGTCGGCGATTCTTCTCTTGCTAATATACGGTTCTTATCTGCCCATTCACTTACCGTCAGCGGCTCCGGCGGTTTGAACATCTGCCGTGCGTTTTCGATAGTGCTTTTTAGGTTTTTCTCCCATTGTTCCTGCACTTGCTCTGTCATTGCCTGTTGCAAGTCTTTCGAGAAGCTCCTCGACAAGTTCATTAGTTACCTCACTACACTCTACCGCCAATTCAGGATTAATATTATAAGTCCTTGATTTTACGGTTTCTTTTAATGTTAATAGCTTTTGCCTTATCTCTAAAAACAGGGTTTCCAGTTCGTCTTTTACCTGTTCTTGTGGTATCAGCTCGCCCATCATCTGTAATGCAATCATCTCTTCCTGCCTTGCTTTTGACGTTTTAAAGTCCGCCTCTGCTTTCAGCTTTCTTGCACTGTCTGATGTTGCCTTTTCTTTTTCTTCGTATACGCCTTTTCTCATTGCGAGCAATAATGGTAAATCAACAAAGCCGCCCTTTTCTTTAGGTACTTCACGGTCTTTTATCCACTGATATAACCCCGCCTTGCTTATACCGAGTTGTATTGCCGCCAGTTGTATTGATAAATGGATATGTCCGTTCTCATCAACTCTTAACTTGTCCATTTCGCCCTCATAAATAAAAATGGACAACCCCTTTCAAGGCTGTCCTTTTGCTACTCTTTCACAATACTATTATACCACACTTGACTTTCCCATTCTTTCCCATTTCTTCTCATTCTTTCCCATTCTTTCTCATTTCTTCTCATTTTATGGTATTTTTTCCAAGTTTAATGAAAATCTAATACAATTCTGTCAGGCTACTTAGCCATTTTGCATGTACTTTCTGAAACAGTGATATAGCATCCGCTTTTTTTCTGTAGAAAGTGGATATGGATATATTCATTGAACGCTCTATTTCAAGCAACGGCATATTGTTTATGTAGTAGTCAAGTAAAAAGCACACGCTTTCAACGTCTTGCAAGTCGTTAATTCTTGCCCTTGCCTCTTCTTTTGCTCCTATCAGGCGTGTTTCTTTCTCGTTAATGTTTTTAAGTATCTGCTCTGCCCGTTCCAGTTTGTTACATGTATCAGCAAGTTCTCCGCCTGTTACACGGTCTTTCTCATAGTTCATGGACTTGATGTTAAATAAATCTTCCTCTGCTTTTTCACGCTCTCTGTTCAGAGTTCTAAGCCTGTATTCGATTTTCTTGACTTCTTCTAAATATTCAACCGCTGTCATTGTCCGCTCCTTACGCTTTTACCACAAAGTTATTAATAAACTTTTCAAGCATATCGCCGTTCGCTCTATAGATAACCCTTTCTGTCAGTGGTATTACATCATAGGAATAGACAACACCTGTCTTTCCGTCTGTGCTTAAAATCACTTTAAAGGGGGTAAATTCGCCGCCGGTTATAGCTTGTATAGTCATTACATAGGCCGGCCTGCCAAAACGTATAAAATCGGCTTTTAACGTGATACATTTATAACTTTCTGCTCCGGCCTTACCTACCATTTGTACCAATCTTTCTCCCACTCTTGTTACGTCTGCCCCAAACAACTTTAACATTTCTTTTGCCTTTCCCTTTCTTTCATCAGTCGGTTTCTTTTTTCCCACCCGATGTATTTACACTTGTCACAAAAATAAGCCTTTTCAGATATTGCCGTGAATTTCATTCCACATACAGGACACTCTTTTTGTGTTATGTCCGGTTTAACTGTTTGGATCTTCTTTTTCACAACTTTGTTCTCTGCCTCTTTCTCTGCCGCCAGTGCCATACAACTATGTTCTATGCAACAGTAGTGTCGCCCTCTTATACTTCCGCCGGGTATCCTTTCAAACGTGATAAACTCTTTACCACACCATTTACACGTTTCTTTCTGCTTTATCAGCTCGCCGTCTTTCAACTTCAAGCTCTGCCTTTTACTTACCACTATGTTATTCATCGTTTTCCGCCTCTTCAATGGATATTTCAATACGGGGATTTTCTCTATCCGTAAACACCTCTTGTAACAGATGTACATACCGCCTGTTGTCGTTCGGTATCAGCTTTATATCTTGCATTGCATCGAGTATAAACTTCGCCGCCGTCATCACGTTATCCTCATCTCGCCTGTTGTCTTTTTCGTAGTAGTGTATTGTGATTACAACCTTTTCCGTGAACCTCTTTTTTATCTGCGGTTTCAGTTCAAAGGCTATCATCGCCTGTGTACGCCGTTTCAGGTCTGCCCCTGCATATTTATTTAGCCTGTTAGCATTTATCAGGTCGTTCATACACGGTAGCCTGTTTTTGATTACTAACTGCATACCCATACCCATATACCTATTCCAACGAGTGTAAAAAAATTGCCTGCTAAGAGAAAAGTGATGTTTACCTTATTCAATTCTGACAAAGTCATTATATAGACTACATCGCCGCCGACTTCAATACGTTTCATTTCACACCTCACTCGTTAATTCTTTTAAAATACATCTCACAGTCTTTGTTTTCTATGTCTGCAATTTCCTCAATGTCTTTCACTAAAAACCCGTATCTTTCAAGAGCGTTTTTTCTAATCCACATTTTAACAACCACGTTTACCATGTTCTCTAATTCGGCTTTTTCTGCCGCCGTTACGTTTTCCATAAAATCTCCGCAAAAGTCGCCATATATTTCCCGTGAACTTTCCCGCAACTTTTTTATTATGCTATCAGCGGTAATTTTCGGTACAGGTCTTTCTATCCGCCCTACATAAAACTTTGAATAGTCCTTGTCAATAAGTTGTTCAAACACTCCTGAGAACTCAACCATTTTAGCAGGTCTTGTCTTTAACCTTTTTAACTCTGCTCTGCCCGCCGTTATTGCTTCCTCTTTAGTCTCAAAGGTAATAAAACGTGTATATCTTGTATAAACAAACGCGATCCATTCTTCTTTGCCTTTCATGGCTATTCTCCTCTCGTCAACCGATTACAGTTTATAAGCACTTATAATTATTCAAACCTATCTTTGTCCAACTCTGCATTCTCTTTGCTACGGTATATGTTGTCAGTCATAAACATATTCATATCAGATATGTCACCTTTCCACTTTTTCTTTACCGCTTTAACCGTTGTTTTATCGAGTACTAAATAATAATATTCTTCTCCGATTTTCGGTTTTTCTTCGCCAATGCTCATTCCCTTATCATTTTTAAGCGGTTTTCTCGTACCCCAAAAATCACTACTCATATCTATACCTCTATTTTCTCAATCTTTTCGACCAATAACCCACATGTCATGAAATTATGGTTGTCTATCCATTCTTGAATCACTTTATTAACTCTTGCCTCTAATTCCTCTTTCTCTTGTTTGGATACACATTCCAAGAAATTATCTGCCATATCTCCGTACATACTTTCGGCATCACTAATCAAATCGTCAATAATATTGTCTGCAAATAAACCCGGTTCATTTCTACCCACTTTTCCCACATAGAAACTCGACACGCCCGATTCGATTCTCTCTCCAAACACCTCTGAATCCATATATTTAGCACTGATTTTTGCAATTTCTTTTCTTCCCTCTGATATAGCTTCTTCTCTTGTTCTGTAAGCATTCTGCTCTGCGGGAATATCGTATTTATCTAAAAACACAATCCATTCTTCTTTGTTTTCCATGTCTACTCTCCTTTCGACAACTCATTCGGTTTTTCTAACAATTTATCTCTGCGCTTTAACGCCTCTTCTTTGGTTCTAAATATGTTGCCAACTGCTAACATTCCATCGTCTATACTGCTGTCTATCCATGTACTTTGTAAGGCTCTAAAATTTAGACCCTTGCTTTTGTCATATTCTGGTGCTAAGAAAAAATAATCTTCCCCGTATTTCGGAACAAACGGCTTTTTCTTAAATCTGTGGCCCCCAAAGTCGCCAACAATAGATTTCCAGAGCCCCGTTTCCTGAAATTCATCGTTTACTTTACGGGTAAACTCGTTTTTCTCAAATTTACATGTCCATTGGTTTTTCCCGTTTTTATATACATCAAACTCTTCGCCTATTTCAACGCCGATTTCTTCTCTCAACGCCGTAAGGATTTTTTGTTCAAGTGTGTCTGCTTTTGTTTCTTCTCCTGCTTCTTCAATTTTTTCTAAATGTTCATAGACAATGTACCAACAATACCCGCTTTTCCCGTTCCAATCTCCGCAATGTCCACCTATATCTTCATCAAATTCTACGCCCGCATAAGTTTCACCTAACTCTTTTACTGTTCCCGTCATTCCAACCATGACACCGACATCAATCATTTTGCTTGGTGTTGGTTCAGAAACCACCTTTACCCTATCGCCTATTTTTAAATCGCTCATTTCTTTTACCTCACTTTCTTCAATGTTTTCTAAGCATTCATTGTCTACATACCAACAATGCCCGTCTTTTCCGCCCCAACGGCCAGAGCTACCGCCTATATCATCATCGAACTCTATACCAGTAGAGAAAAAGCCGTGTATATCTTTTACAGTTCCTGTCGCTCCGTTTAAAATCTTGCCTCGTGTCGTTTTGATTGACCCATTCGCCAAAACAACCCTTACCCTATCGCCCATTTCAATCATTTTCTGTTTCCTTTCAGTTTATCCACTTTATGGTCGGCTCGCCTTTATATCCTTTTTCCCATACATACCAGCCAAAAGCTATTGCACTTGACTTAAAGCTTCTATCGTTATTTCTATAACAACCGATACGGGAACTTGATACATACAGTGTTTTCAGCGGTATTTCCTCAAACATCTTCTTTCTTGACTTGCTTTCAAGAAATGTCAGCTTTAGGAACATACACACTTTGTTCCCCTCTGTTATCAAGTTATAAGCATGCCTCACAAACTCCTCTGCGTACTTGTAAGGGGGATTTGTTACAATATCGCCGTTAAACGGCTCGTAAACGCTTAGGAAGTCAACTTTTGACTCTCCATACCCCCTATCTATTAAATCACTTGCCCTGCTCAAAATACCCATGTTTTTGAACACTTTTGCAAGCTCGCCGTCACCGCAAGCACACTCCCATACATTTTTTAGTTCTTCATTTTCTGCTAAAAGATAGGCCGCAATGTTGTCTGTTGCATAGAAATCATACGGTACTCTTTCTTTTTCGCTATGGTTACTCGCTCCGATAGTTGCAAACGCCGTTTGTTTATTTCCTGCTTTCAATTACATCACCAACTTTCCTTGTGACCTGTCACCCGATAAATAAATCTTTGCCTCGTTCAATACTTCCATTACCGCCTCGTCAAGGTTTTTGTATGCCCCCACCTTGATATTCTTCTTCCGAGTTTCCATTGGTATATCGTAGTTACTTATTTCAAGGTTGCCTGTTATTCCGTAGCTTGATACTTCACCGTCACTATAAGTTACCGATACCTCAACGCTTTCAAACCTCACTACATCATCTTTTACTTCGTTGTCGGATAACGCCTTGCCGATTTCTTCTTCGACAACCCTGTCTATACGTTCAAAAGCATCTTCAAATTCAGGCCGTGGCGGTTCTACGCTTTCTACCGTTGTCGTTTCAGGGTTTTGGAAATAGCTAATCTTGACCTTGTCCCCACGCTTTACTCTTAAAATATCCATGCTTACCCCCTCTTAAAACATCTCCCTAACCCTATCTTGTATTTTCGCTATAATTCTCATTACATAAAACGCCTTGTTTTTCCACATTTCTCTTTCGTAGGCTGTTTTTGCCGCCTGTTCCAATTTACAGTTGCCGCTAAACTCCGTCATGAGAACGTCTATCACTTTACAAAGTGTGCGTTTTTCAGCCTCTTTAACCTCTTGCAAAGTATATGGCCTGTTAGTCCCTCTTGTACGTCTATCAAGTAATTCGTCTGTTGTTGTGTCTAAAACGTTAGCTATCCTCGTTAAGACTTCGTATTTAGGTTCTTCTTCTCCCGATTCGTACTTTAGGTATACCGAGTATCGAACTCCGATTATCTTTGCAAAGTCTTTCGCCGTGTTATAACCTTGTTCGTTCCTTAACCTTTTCAGATTTTCTCTAAAACTCATGATTTACTCCCCTCTTAAAACGGTATTGGATCAGAATCTACATCTCCGTATTTGGAAAAGCTTCCCTGTTCAAGCGGCTTAGCTATCATGTTTGCTATAACCTCTGTGACGTAGCGTTTATTACCGCTCTTGTCCTCATAGCTCCTCGTAGAGTATCTGCCCTCTACGAATACCCTGCTACCCTTTTTCAGTTGGTTTCCTACTGCCTCTGCTAATTTCCCCCAAGCTACAACGTTTATCCAGTCGGTTAATTCTTTGACCTCTCCCTGTTGTGTTGTGTACTTTCTTTTTACCGCTACAGAAAAGCTTGCTACTGTTTTACCTGTGCCTGTTGCTCTGATGTCAGGGTCTTTGCCTAAGTTTCCTAAAATTTGTACTGTGTTCATGTTAATTTCCTCCCGTTATTTGCATTTTTCCACTAATTTTTTCTGTAATTTCTTTGACTTTACCGTCAGCCAGTAATGTTCCTATCCGCTCTTGCTTTATAGAGTGTCTTGTTTTACCCTCATACATTTTTAAAAACTGCCCACGGATAACATCTTCCTCTGTGCCAGACTGCATTGAGAACAAAGCATCTAAGCCAATCGCTCTTGCTACTTCTTCCGCCGTCTTGTCTTTCCACTTGTAACTTTTTACCTCATACGGTCCAACTTTTGTGACAACGTGCCTAACCTCACCCCATGCATCCGCCCCTGCCACCCACGCCTTACCGCTTGCATGGTCAATAATTTCTTCGCAAAGTGAACAAATACTACCGATTGACGGTGCAAATTCAGATTTATTTGTTCTTATAAGCTCGCCTATTGCTTTACCAACAACAACATCAGGGTATATTCCCAACATCTTAAAATAAACTTTCATCTTCCCGTCTGTGAAATTCGGATATAGCAACTGCATCATCGCTAATGATTTTTCAATTACGTTTTCACTCAAAATGGAATATCCCCCATTCCCTCTCTTAATACTTTCATTGAACGTGCCAATGATTCTTCAACTGTTTTTTCCTGCTTACCACGGCGGCTATCGTTTATGGGATAAAAACTCTTCCATGAAAGCTCTACACTCTGATTTACGATGTTTAATGCGACTGTTTCATCTCCGTTAGACAAGTTGTGTAGCTTTTTAAGTCCCATTTTCAATGCTTGTGTCGTAAACACTTCTTTTCTTTTCTTTGCCAGCTCCTTTCTCATGCTTACCCATGTTCGCAACGAACCCGATAGACTTTCATTCTTACCAGCAAAGGAAGTGATAAGTTCTTCCCATTCATCAACAGATGATGTCTTGTCTCCCTCTCTCCTCTCCCCTAAGGGGGGTAGGGGGGTTATATTTTGGTTACTTGGTTTCTTGGTTACTTGGTTACATGGTTTAATGGTTCTTTTATGGGCGTGTCGGTCTTGTATCAGTGGCGTGTCAGTGGCGTGTCGGTCGCGTGTCAGTTCAATGTCAGTCGGCGTGTCAGTTTCATAATTTATGTCTTGATATTTCCGCCAATTTACTATGGTTATGAGCGTTCCTCGGCGTGTCACTTGACGTGTCAGAAAATTAAGTTTTTCAAAACGGTCAATTCCTGTTCTCACATTCCGGACTGATACTCCTTTACCGGTCAATTTTGCAAGTTCTGTGTAAGATGTAATGAATTGTCCGGGTTGCAAAATCATCTCCTCGCCGTATATGTCGTACTTTCTCTCTTTCCAACTCGCCATTGAAAGCAATGTTATAAACAATGCCTTTTGTTCAGACGTGCTGTTATACCATATAGGTTCATCAAACGTTTTACGCCACAAACAAATAAACCCTCTACTTGTCACTTTTTTCTCACCTCGCATTTCTTTTATAGATTTCTTCCGCTATTTCCCTGTGAATGTTGTTCCAGTCACTTACGGATTGGATATATTCTTTTAAGTGTTCTCGCCACTTCTTTTCTTCAACGCCGTGACAATACCTGTCGTGACACTTCCAACAGACACAAACAAGATTTTCAAGGGTATCGCTACCCAAAGCCGACCTAAAGACTATATGATGATGATGTATGCCGTAGGTGCTTCCGCAAATAACACACGATTCGTCACGTTCATCTACCAACTCACATATCTTTTTGTAGCCGTTTTTGGATAGCCTTATCCTCTTCATCTTCGGTACGGAATTAAACATGTTCCCACTCCTTAATCAGCAAACTCCTATCTTTCGGGGTCATTGTGTCTATCCCTAATTCCTCTGCCTCATCTACTACCCACTCAATAAGACGTGCCATTTCCGAAGAGTTATAGGTAGAACTGCCATAATACATACGGCAATCAGTCACAAACGATGTTTCAGATATGATTTCAACTAAATACCCTAAGCCTTTACGCTCCCATTCCATTTTTAGCTTGTTGTAACCCTCTGCCCTAACCGCTATGTCGGTAAATACTCCCACCTCTTTTATTGCTTTCCTATAGACTTCTTCTTTCGTAGAACGTATTACCGTTGCTATCTTATCCATGAGTAGCCAAGCGTATGAGTTAGCGTTTAAGCTTCTTTTCTTCTTAACCTGTGTTATTTCCGCCTGTAACGGCTTCGTTGTGTCAGGTAAGGTATTTATTTCCCTCGTGTTCACAACAAGTGTTATAGACGATTTACGAGCGTTTATGGGTTCAATCTTTAGACTGTCTACCTTTAGCTTCATGTAAACACTCCCTATAAAATTTGCGCATTGCGTTTTCGATGTTGTTTAGTGTGTAATTTACTTCGGATATCGTCATTTCTTCTTTTTTCTTTTTGAAAAACCTTTTTGTGAAATAATCAGGATTTATATTTCTTTCATTCAGTGTGTCTATATATTTTTTTAATTCCGCTTGTGTCGCTTTTCTCGTTATGTCTTTTGTTTCTTTTTCCTCTGTATCTTGTTTTTTCGCATATGTTTTTTGTTCCGGCACTTCTTTTTTATTACTTGTCTGTGGTGTTTCGTCTTTAGGTTCAGTTCTCACAAATTCTCCGTACTTTGTATCAAACATTTCACGGTACACATCTGCTGCCACCCCTATATTTTTCATGGCGTTTCCCAGTGCGTCGGTTAAGCATTTTTTATAAGCGTCATCATCGGCTAACAGTCCGGATCCTCTTTTTTTGATAATTAAATCTCCGCCAATTCCGTATATAGGTGCGCTCCATTGGTCACCGTCTTTCACTTGCAGGGCAACCGTAAGATAAATAAGCTTTTGTCCGTCCGGGCAGTCTATGATTTGTTTATCTGCTATTTCATACTTCCACCCTATCCCGCATAAGCCGTATACTTCTGTAACCGCTTGTATCTTCCATTGCGGATTGATATTTGCTTTCCCGGAAAGTGTTCCGCCGGTAATAGCCTTTAATGCACTCACAGGCGGTGTTGCTAACTTGCTATATCTTTCGTCCATAATGACCTCACTTTATTTGAATATTGTGCCGTTCTTCGATAAACGCTCCCGATACTTCCTCGCCTGCTTTAATTGCCTTTTTGATACCGACTAAATCAGGCTTTACTTCCTCTATACGCCTTTTAAATTGTTCAGGTATCTTGTCTACATCAGCAATTACCCTTTCAGACTTCCGCCATGAGATTTTACCTCTCTCTGATGTAAAGGTTTCTCCGTATTCCATTTGCATTGCAAGATACCGTTTCATTCCGTCAGCTACTGCCAGTGCGGACTTCATATTTTTTGTCATTCTCTTAATTTCTCCGCCATAGGCTTCTGCTTCCGCCTCTTTATTTTTGATGTACCCGAGAAGGTCGTTTATCTTTTCATCTCGCATTGCCCCGTTCTCGCTCATCTTTTCGTCAAAGTCCGGTGCCACTTCGCCTGTTTCAAGGTCAACCCCGTTTTCGATTATCTTTGCTCTTTCTTCATTGATTTCATAAAGTGTCATTCCTGCCATTTTTCATGTTCCTTTCTAATCATTACAATCCGTTTTAACTTCTTAACTCTGCAACCTGTTTAAATATCTCAAACAACATTGTTCGAGCGTTGTTACCATAAGTGATTACTGTTGCCGTATGTCCGTCTTTGAATGTAATTTCAACGATGTCCAACTCTTCTATGTAGCTAATATCAGCTACTTCATACCCTGCACTCACCAATGCTCTATGCAGATGAATTAAGGCGTTCTCTTTATGTACCCTGTCTATAAACTCTGTATAATCTTCCATGCTTGCTCTCCGTGTGTTAAAATATATATGGAAATTCATTCTTTCTTTTCCTTGACGGCTGTTCTCATCAGCCGTCTTTTACATTTCATGTAGTTCTCCGTTGTACCAATCAAATATCTGTATTCCCCGTGCCTTTGCATATCCCCACTCGCACATGCAACCTCTGCTGTTTTGCCAGTCGCCAGTCATGATTAGATAGTTACATCTGCTCAAAAGTTGTAAACAATCTTCCATTTGAGTTGTGAACCCGTCAGGCGTGCTGTCATAATCAACGTAGCTAAACAATGTCAGTGGATTGATTAATATTAAGCATTTATTCCGTCTGTTTATTTCTTCAATAATCAGTTGCAATAAGGCTACATTCTCTGCCTTTCCGCCGTATGGATGCGACACATAGGCTACTCCGTCAAGAAACGTCATTTTCTCGCCTCTCTATTTCTCTAAACTTATTCAGAACTCTTAATAGAACAGATTCGGTTATTATCTGAATAAAAGTGCTTCTTGTATTTCCGTTCTTGACCGCCTCTACGTATTTTTTGGCGGCTATTCTTTTTTGTTCTTTTAGCCAGTTTTCAAACTCTCTCGTTTTCTCTTTATTGCTCATCTTCTCGCCTCTCTATACAAAATCTGCAAAGCCATATATCTTTGCACCGCCCAAAATATCCGTGTTACCGGACAAATCCGCTTTGCCATAAACCTTTGTGTCGTCGCCGACCCTTACATTGCCGTGAACTTTTGCATTTTCGTATATACAAGCATTTTCAAAAACAATAGCATTGCCGTACACACAAGCGTTACCAAAAACTCTTGCATTTCCAATGACCCAAGCATAGCCATAAACCTTTGCGTTATCAGAAACCCGAGCTCGGCCGTATATCTTTGCATTGTCGTATACCCATGCATTCCCGTCATGTGCCAAGTTATCTTCACTTTCTATAAACCCGCCTAAATCTCCTTTTTTTACGTTTCCAAAACTTCTAACGGCTCTAATTCTGTGTAAAGTCGTTCCACGATATTTTTTCG